GTACCGTGTGCTGCGCCACCGAGAATCATGTGCTGCCATGAAGTGAAGCCTGCACTGAATCTTGAATAGCCGTTCCAGATCATATCGTTGGTAGTGATATCTACGTCGCCGGTAACGTCAAGAGATACTCTGTCATAGAACTTGTTTCCGAGAAGCTCTTTGTTAGCCTGGCTCGACATAAGGATATAAGGTGCTGCGTCTGCGGAACTTACCTGCCACGAAGGGTCAATGATAAGTTTCCACAGTCCCTTATTTACGTTTACGTCGTTGTAGTCGCTTCCGACCTGAAGCTCAGAACGGATAATCTTCTTAGCTACTCTTTCAAGCTCAGGGGTGTTAGAAGGAATAATGATGATATCGTAGGTATATCCCATTACAAGACCGGTGTTGTTCTTGTAGTTTCTTCCGATATTTGCAAGTCTGTGAAGCATCTGATCGTCGCTTCCGAAAGCGTTAGTGAAGATGTTTGACTGAGTTGCGGAAGTATCGGTAACCTGAGGGTGATCTACTGCAAAGATAGCCTTTCCGTCTGCGGAAGCGCAGTCAAAGCCGTTTACTCCACCAAAGCTGAAAGTGGTCTGAGTGGTAGCTGCTTCTGCGTTTGCGGTAAGTGCTGCACTTGCAAAGTTAGCGCGGGTTCTCTTGTAAGACTGAACCATGCCCCTTGCCTTTGACTGCATGATATCTACTTCGTTATCCTCGTTCATTTCACGAGTGATCCTGAACAGCTTCTTGAAGGTTGTGTGCTGAATGGTCTTTGTAGGGCCACCAATGATATCATCAAGTGCTGCGCTTGCACCGTCAGCGGCAGTGGGTACAAAGTCGCTGAAAGTGGTAACAGAACCGATCTTCTCACCGAATCTGTTTGACTTCTTTACGTTGAATACGTCAGATACAAAGGAATCGTAGTTTGACTTCTCAGTGTTAACGTCATTGATGTATGCTTCCATCATCTGGGCGTTCACGTTCCATGTATCGTCTGCGAGTCCTGCGTTTTTGGAAACTATTCCGGGTACGTGTGCGGGCATAATTTTTCTCCTTTACTTTTTTAAGGTTAGGGGCGACACTCATAATCCGTGTCGTCCGTATAGGTTTTAATGTAACGAGTTGTTATACAGCACTCTCAGCTCTTTCATTGACTTTTCGGGAAACCACATTTTCCACTGTTCAAGCTGTGCTGACGGGATATCTCTGAGATCATCACCGCCTGTACCGCCTTCTGTTGCGGTCAAGTGCTGTTGAGACTTCGCATTGTTTATCGCCTGCTGTTTAACAGCGTTTGTTCGTCTTGTGCTGAGTTTATCAGCGTAGACAAGTTTATATGCGTCAACAATGCTTAAATGATTCTCATTGATATAACGCAAGATTTCAGGGTATCTCTCCGACTGCTCTATATCCTGTGCGGACTTAATATCGGGATCAATTTTTCCGACTTCTTCTACCTGTTTATCCAGGTAAAGTTTTGTGTCCTTTAATCTCTGTTCCGCAATGATCTGCGTCGCTGCCTTAATCGCCGGGGAATTATTAACAGCTTTCTCAATGATGTTAGGGTCAAGTCCCTTGTCCGCAAGTTCTTTCTTTGTCTGTAATTCCTGCTGAGCTTGTAATGCGTCGTAGTAGTCTTTTGCGCTTGTGATGGGCTGTCCCGTTATCGGGTTCTTATAGTCCTTGAAAGCGTCAGCAAACATTGAATCTACTGCTGCATACTTTCTCTTTGCTTCTGCTTCTGCCTTACGGCGTGCGTCTGCGTAAATTGCATTGCGGTCAAGTTCCGGCTCTTGCGGGGTTTCCTCTGTGCTTTCGGTCTTCTCTGCTTCGGACGTCTCTTCTGCTTTGGGTTCTTCGGTCACTTCGGGTTCTGTCTGATCGGCGGTCTCAGACTCGTTTACGCCTTCGATAATTTCTTCTTCCATTTTTTATCTCCTATTTTTACGCTATTAGTTGCGAAATTTATATAAAAGCCAAAAGGCCTTTATTCTTTTGATACTTCAAGCTCATGCTCGATAGTCTCTACGACTTGCCCCTCGTTATCACACTTCGGGTTACGGCAGGTCATTTCCTGTACCATATATAACTTTCCGTCTCTGATTACGTACTTGCTATTCTTTATCGCAAGTAGTGTTTCACATAAGGGGCATAGTTCCATTGTTTATCTCCATAGGCTGTGCTATCTGTGTTTGTGCTAACTGCTGTTGCTGTTGTTCTGCCATCTGTTCTGCAAACAGTTGTCTGATTTCTCCGGCGTGTGGATAATCGTTTTTCTCCATGAACGTCCAGTAGTTAAGAAGCGTCTGAGGTTCACCGATAGGCCCGAAAGCACCACTCTGATACTTCATATCTATCTGTTGCCACATTGCTTCGCGGTTCATCATAATCGTTGATGTAGGATCAACTTCAAAGATAAACTCGTCGTTCCAGTAAAGGTCTCCGTTCTCGTCCATCTTTAAAAACTCATAGCGGTTGAAATGCTTAAAGTCATAACTTCCGTCGGGGTTCTTTGTGGATAACGGGACGGGTTGGTCTGCGTAAGCAAGCATAAACTTGAACATGATCTCGTAAAGCCTTGAATACGCTTCCTGTTTCATTATTCGTTTTGACTCCATACGTCCGGCAGCCTGATTTATGGAATACTGCTTTGCTGTTCCAGATACCGCGGACGCGTCATATTTACCCTGATATGCGTCTGTGATACCTAACGTGGAACGCGCCGCTTCGTAGTTGTCATTTATCGCGATACGGTCATAAGACGTATCAGCAATTAAGTTATGGACTCCGATCATTGAGATATCGTTAGGGTTCTTACTCTGACGATCTTTAATTCCTGGTCGGTAGTCTCTACATTGAGATTTTCAGGCAAGGTTACGA